TCAAGTGTACCCCTATTCAAAGAGCTAATCGGTCGATACACCACCGACCCTGTGATTTCTGATAAAGATAAAAATGGTATCCTTTGGGATGATTGGCAACTGAAGCCAGAGTTTTAGTAATAAACCATGTAAAGGTTAAGGAACCTTGTAGCGTTATTTTTGACCTTCCTTTCAAATTTTCGGATGTCAGAAATGTCATCGATTTTTTTCATGGTTCCTGAGATGAGTTCGTTTTTAACTTCTTCGGCTTTGCTCAGAGCTCTCTCAAACGCATCGGGGTCTGCGGGGTTTTCACCATAATACCTCTCCATGGTCTCTTTACCCATATAAAGGAACGGAGCTGCGGTAAACATATTAACAACTCCCGAGTCACGGAGGTCCTCCAAGAAACGACGAATCATCTTAAAATCAAAATCATCAAATAAGTCTTCGTTGTCGATTACGAATTTGCCTTGTTTACTTTCGTTAATATTATCTTCGTCCTCCACTTTTTTGTAGATGTCTTTGCTTGATAATAAACTCAACGAACTTCCGTTATCCCATTTCATTTGGATAATGTATCCGACAGGTTCGAAGGGGTCCCTTGAAACTTTTATAACAGTTCCTCTTGTCCCCATCGGAACACCGATTTCGTCGTACATGTAAAGTACCACTAATCTATCACCTACATTTACCTTAGGATTTACCATATTAGATAAATATACTATTTATTGGAACATGGAATACATATTAACCGAATCTCAGTTTCAAAAACTCATTTTAGAGTCAAAAAACCAAGATATTACTCAAAGTTTAAAGGAACTTTATCAAGAAGCCAAGAATCTTCTCGATGAATGTGCCCAAACATGGGGTCTCAACGCTAAATTCCTTATCACGTGGGGAGCGGCTTTGGGAGGTATGATTGTTCCATTAAAAGATTACTTGGAAAACAACAATCCTGAACTCACACACGAACAAATTATTCTACTAATATTGGGAATTGCCAGTAACTATTTCTATGACAATGAAACCTTCATCCGTAAGGTTGTAAAAAAAATCAAAGAAGAGGGTTTGTTGGATGTTTTCCGTAAACTCTACGACAAAGCCGAAGAACTGAAACGTTCTTTGGGCATGTTCCTTAATAGTCTTAAAGTTACCGCTAATTCATTGTACTCAATCTTGAGTTACGCCTTTATCCTGCCTGTCTTGGGGGACTTGTATGACTTATCCCAAGGGGAAGATACTATAGAAACGACCAAATTGATTGTTAAGAGAATTTTGGCGTCAGGAGTTGTGTTGATTGTGGGCGCGGCGTTGAACAACTTTGTTTCCAAAGTGGTGAATCGACTAAAAGAATAGGTCATAAGTCATATAGTCTTCAAATATGGTGGTTTCAAGGATTGAAATGTCCAAACTTGAAACACCTTTCATTGATTTACTATTTTTTACCCAATTAAAAAACAAAACTTTTATTGAGACTCCGAATTTCCGTGAAGCAATGGAAAAACCAAAGAATTGTGCCTCGATTTCATGAGGCTGTAAGTAATATTCAATTTTTTTACCCTTGAATTTACCTGGTAAAGGGTAACCAGCAACGTCCTGAATAAAGTGAGTCATCTCGTGGGCGAGAAGTTCAGTCAAAACAAGAGAAACATCCTGAAAGTCGTAAAACTCAGGTATTGTCAATTGAATCCCGATAGTATTATCCTCTGTATAGTATTCGGCGTCACCGGTGGGAAAATCCAAACCTTGATTTATGGTAAGATGTAATTCAACAGAGAGTGGGGTTGAGATATTGCGAAAAAAATAAAAATCTTCTCCTGTGGCGTCATAAGGTAAGGTAATTTCGCCCGTTTTACCCATGGACAAAATGGTAGAAAAATCAGGAAAGACTTCTCCCACCATGTATTGAAGTTGACTCACTAACTTTTGACGGTATTTTTGTAAGGGGTATTTTTCACCCTTGTCGTATACAAACTCCAACACCATAATAGGGGGTTTTACTGATTTGTAGAATAGTAGTGAGGTCGTACCTCATCTTTTTCTGAAGAATTGTCCCAACCACACGAGACTTGAACCAAACTTCGGGTTTGTATTGAATACCTATCCAAGATGTGGTGTACATTGGGACTTGGGCACCGACTAAAACTGAAACATCTTTGAATAAACTAATGTCCGCGCCAAATCGGTTGACAAAAGCCGAAGGGGTAGTATAAAGGTAAGGTGCGGGATAAGCGGTCATATATTTTCCTCCGATGTATAAACCCACAATTTCAGTTTTGTAAGTGGCAATCAAAGTATTGTCGTCAGGAACATAAATAATGTCCGTTGATTGTGCTTGGGAACTCAATCCTACAATCCATAACAGAAGAAGTCCTACCCTTTTCATAGGGTCAAAGATAACGCAAATTATTGACTCAATCAAACTCCTCGATGGAAACTACCATCTCGGATTCTCCCTTGATAACTCTATGCCAAACTAATTTGGGTATAAAAAACTTTTGTCCCCTCTCTAATTTGTTTGGCAACTCATTTTCCATTTGGAAACTCCAACCCCCGGGTTCGATTATCTCAACCAATCGGTCTTTATTGTCTTGATGCCATACCAAGTCGAGGTCTTCGACATCAGTAGTGAAGGTTCTGATTAGTTTGTTGTCTTGTGTTTGTTGTTGGAAGGGAAATTCCATCGTATTATTTTCTTCCTTTGGCATATCCTTCGGGGATTGAACCACCTTCTTTTATTCGTGTAGTTTCACATGAAATTGGATTGTGGTACCAATAGTATTTATTTTTTTTCATTGGGTTATTATCCCCAAGAAATTTGGTTTTGAGTATTTGAATAACCCTGTCATATTCCTCACCGAGTCGTTCCTTCTCAGTTTTATATTTTGTTCTTGACAATTTCAATTTGTTTCTGATTTCAAGGGCTTTTTCATTTCCATAAATTTCTTCATAACTTTTTCCCTTTTTGAGTTTACTACTACCGTGATTTAGACTCAAACTTTTCCTATGACTTTCAGAGAACACTCTGTTTTTCATCTTATTACTTATTTTTTCGATAATGACCTGTCTTTCAGGATTATTCGAGATAGTATCTCCACCGTCACCTCCCTTACTTATGTTATATCCTTTGTTTAGGTCGGTTGAGTCGTAGTAGTCAATCCAAAACTTTTCTTTAGAACTTAGTTCATTGTATTCTGAACACTCTTCAATTATTTCTTTTACAAAATTTTCTTTCCCATACTTAGGGATTGCTCGATTGATTAATTTACCCGACCCAAAGTATTCTGAATTCGAGGTAGTATCTTTACCGATGTAAATTTTTGAATTCAAAGTATTAGTTATTTTGTAAATCTGCACACTTATTTTAATTATAAGTATCTACCAACATTACAAATTACCAAGAATTACTACTAGATAAGCCCAATTGTTTTGCGTAACGACCAATCGAACAACTCCAATATCCTGCTGTTGTTCTATCTTTCTTGTCCTTACAGTTGTGTCTTGCTCTGAATGATTTCGCAGCTTTCTTGTTAGCGTTTCTAATTTTAAGCTTAGGGTCTCCAAAAGTAACCTTTTTAATTCCACCGCCAGGTTTTCTTACGTACACCGCAAATTTCTTGGGTCCGCCTGGAGTTCTGAACGGCTTTCCAAGATTAACTTTTTTACCTCTGTGAGTTGCCTCCTCCAAAATATCTTCCTCTGTCTCGGTCTCCAAAATGTAGGGAGCATCCAAATAAATGGTTTCACCTTTATAGGAATAGATACGACCCAAATCGGATTCAACCATCAAGGTATCCTCTTCGTTAAGTTTGATTTTGTTGTCCTGATAAAGGTTTCTAACTTCATTTACCAAATCGAAGTAGGATTGTGAATAGACACGAAAAATATTGTCCGTCAAAGACAACTTATTATCAATGTGATATTTCAAGGCTTCGGAAATCTTTATGTCTTCCGTTAAAACTAGTGTTGGGTCTTCAAGACGTTCAACGTATTCTCTGAGGATTCCTTTGATGTCCATCATTAAATCTTTTTTTGATAAATACCTCAGAGTTTTGTATATTTGTAGAATGAAAGACTACAAACTCAACTTTTGGCAACGATTAGTTCTGTTTTGGAAACAAGAATATCGTTATTACCCACAAAACTTTGTCCGTGGTATTAAAAACCTAATCAAATGGGGTCCGATAATTTGGAAGGACCGTGATTGGGATGACACTTTTTTGTTCGAGATTATAAAATTCAAAATCTCAAAAATGGCGGAATCTCACGGTAAAATATTTCCTCACATGGGTTCGGAGCGAAACGTAGAAATTATGAAAACGGTTGTTCGGTTGATTGACAAATTTCAATCAGAGGAGTATCTACATGAGTATTTCACCTATGTTGATGATGAACACACATTCGTAAAAATCGAAGGAACGGACTTTTTTGAAGTGAGAACGAAAAATCTTCGTGATGACTTGGATGAATATTTTGCCAAGTATCCCCTCCTTAAAAAACGGGCTATCAATCACAAGATTTACAAAGAAAATCCAAGTTCGGCAAGTTTGGCAATGGCTATGGGGTTTGTGCGGCACGAACAAGCAAAACGCCTTATCTTTGAACTTCTAAACCGTAATATTGATAAATGGTGGGAATAATGAAAATCACATTCATATCAGACACACACACCAAACACAATCAGGTGACTTCAAGTCTACCTGGTGGTGATTTGCTCATCCATGCTGGTGATATGAGTAGTATGGGTTACCAAGGAGAAATCACAGACTTCCTAAAGTGGTTTGATGGTTTGGATAATTACACCCATAAGATTTTCATTGCCGGTAACCACGATTGGGGTTTCCAAGATAGTCCCGATATGTGTCGTGAGCTTTTGAAGATGTACCCGAATGTAACCTATCTTCAAGATAATTTGGAGGTTATCGGTGAAGACTATGAAACTGCA